GTAAAAGAACCTATCGTTGGTAAGTATGATTGGATATATGATTTGGATTTAACTTCACTATATCCATCAATCATTATGACTCTAAATATTTCGCCAGAAACTAAAGTTGGTAAGATTACAAATTGGGATGCCGAAGCCAATATTAGAGGATTGGATACGACATATAAGTTAGTTGGTAAAGATGGTGATACATACGAATATACGACTCAGGAGTTAACGGAAGTTATCAAAGATAGTAACTTGGGTGTTGCAGCAAATGGGGTTCTATATACACAGGATAAGAAGGGTCTTATTGCTGATATCTTAAATGATTGGTTTGAAAAGCGTGTTGAGTTCAGAAAATTAGAAAAACAATATGGTGAAGCGGGTGATACGGAGAAATATGACTTTTATGCTAAAAGGCAGCTTGTTCAGAAGATTCTTCTTAATTCTATGTATGGTGTTCTTGGCCTTCCTGCCTTTCGGTTTTACGATATTGATAATGCAGAGGCAGTTACGGTTACGGGTCAAACTGTTATTAAGAAAACGGCGGAGATGGCAAATAGAAAATATTGGAAAGAATTAGGAACAACTGATGACTACAATGTTTATATTGATACGGATTCAATTTATATGATGGCAGAACCATTGGTAAAACATAGATACCCAGAATATAAAACATTTGATGAAAAGAGAATGGCAGTTGAGGTGGATAATATTGCAACCGAAACACAAACATTCTTAAATTCATTCTATGATATGTTGGCTGAAAGATTCTTCTTTATTCCAAAAGAGAAACATAGATTTGAAATCAAAAAGGAGTATATCAGTAAAGCAGGATTTTGGGTAGCTAAGAAACGATACGCACAATGGATGGTATTAAAGAATGGTATTCCGTGTGATAAGTTAGATGTAAAGGGATTGGATGTAGTACGTTCATCATTCCCCAAAGCATTTCAGGACCAAATGAGTGCTATGTTGAAGGATATTCTAATGGGTAAAGATAATGAATACGTTGATACAAAACTATTAGCATTTAAAGCTAGTATGGCTACTTTGCCTGTTAATAAGATAGCAAAGGGTGGAGCAATTAAAGAGTTAAGTAAATATGATAATGGTACTTGGAGAAAAGATAGTGGGTTATCAATTGCATCTTTTGAGAAAGGAACTCCGGCGCACGTTAAAGCTGGGATTACTTACAATCGATTATTGAAGTTCTTTAATGCACCATATAAGCACGAACCAATTAGAGATGGTGATAAAGTAAAGTGGGTATATCTTAAAAATAATCCATTGGGATTGGATACTGTGGCATTTAAGGATTATAACGACCCTAAAGAAATTATGGATTTCGTAGAACAATATATTGATAGAGATAAATTATATGTATCGGATATGGAAAATAAGGTAGATGATTTCTATACCGCACTTAAATGGCAAAAGGCTTCAACTGAAGCTCTAACTGCCAAAAAGTTTTTCTCATTTTAATTTGGAACATTCGAAATATTTTCGTATATTTACACAATAACAATAAAATAAAATTTAAAAATTAGATTATGAACAAACAAAATTTACAAAGATTCATTCAAAAGTATTCACTAGGTGGAGTTATTGAATCAGTAGCATGGAATGCAGAAGGAAACAAACTATCTGTACGCTTCATTTCAGATGATAAGACTATGTTGGGTGAAGTGGATTTTAATGGCTTTACATCAAAACCATTCAATGTTGGTATTTACACTACATCATTGTTAAAAAATTTATTAGGCATTTTGGATAATGACTTATCTTTAAATGTTGACATGGTTGGCGATAGAGCAACTGTATTAAAGTTGAATTCAGATGAAACTGAAACTTCGTATCAATTAGCAGATTTAGGTGTAATTCCTGTTGTACCTGATTTGAAGCAAATGCCTGAATTTGGTATCTCAATCGAAATGGCATCTACTATGATTGATAAATTTATCAAAGCAAAAGGTGCATTATCAGATATCGATACATTCACTGTATTTACTGAAAATGGTGATTTGAAAATGGCTATTGGTTATTCAACTATTTCTACAAATAGAGTAACCTTCACTTGCCAGAAAGGATATGCCGGTGAAGTTAAACCAATTTCTTTCTCCGCTAAGTATCTTAAAGAAATCTTAACGGCTAACAAAGAAGCAACATCTGCTAAACTTAACGTATCGGCTGATGGATTGGCGCACGTTGAATTCATTATCGATGAGTTCGTATGTAAATATTATTTAGTAGAAATTTCAAATTAATAAAAAATGGCAGAACAATTAGATTTATTTCCAGAAGAGAAATTACAACAACAGGATGCAGGTAGTATTGGAGTACCTGAAGCAACCCCAATCTTAGATGCAGAATGGTGTTTTCAATTTTTTAATAATGAGCCGGTGGTATTTGCATTCTCAAATGAAGGCGAAACAGCTGCACCATTACAAATGAAAATTGAACCAACCGAAGGACAAGGATTGAACTTCCAACAAAATGGAATGGTATTCAGAGTGTTCCCAAGACCAATTTCGGAAGAAACAAAATTAGAAAGAAAAAAAGAAAATGAAAGTAAAGATTAAAAAATTACATTCCGATGCCGTTATCCCCACCTATGCAAAACGTGGGGATGCCGGTATGGATTTAGTAGCAACTGAAATACTATCCAATACAACATTTGATATTACTTATGGATTGGGCGTTGCATTAGAAATACCTGAAGGATTCGTGGGATTGGTATTTCCTCGTTCATCAATTAGAAAATATGAATTAGCATTATCTAATTCAGTAGGGGTAATTGATAGTGGATATAGGGGAGAATTACAAGCTACATTTAAGAAAACAAATGGATTGGATTCATTATCGTATAAAGTAGGTGATAGAGTTGTACAAATTATGATTATCCCACATCCAACGATTGAATTTGAAGAAGTAAATGAATTAAATAACACCGAAAGAGGCGAAGGCGGATTCGGTTCAACAGGAAAATAATATAATATGAGCTTTTTCGCAAACGATATAAATAAAAGAGAGCATAGTTTATGGGTGGAGAAATACCGACCACAAACATTAGCTGATTACGTTGGTAATGAAACCATCAAAGAAACTATCCAACAATATTTGGATAACAACGATATTCCGCATTTACTATTGTATGGAAAAGCGGGTACGGGTAAAACCACATTGGCTAAGTTAATCGTAAACACAATTAAATGTGACCATATGATTATCAATGCATCGGATGAGAATAACGTTGATACAGTTCGTAACAAAGTAAAAGGATTCGCATCATCGGTAGGTTTCGCAGGATTCAAAGTTGTAATTTTGGATGAGTTTGATTATATGACTCCAAACGCACAGGCAATTCTTCGTAACTTAATGGAAACATTCAGTAAGCATTGTAGATTCATTTTGACGTGTAACTACATTGAGAAGATTATTGACCCGATTCAAAGTAGATGTCAATCATTTGCAATTACACCTCCAACTAAGAAAGATGTAGCAATTCAGGTTAGTAAGATTTTGGATACCGAAAAGATTACATATGATATTAAGAATGTAGCTGATATAGTTAGTTCATATTATCCAGATATCCGTAGAATCCTAAATACTTGCCAACTACAATCGGCTAAAGGTGAATTGAAAGTAGACCATGCAATTATGGTTGAATCTAATTTCCAAACTAAGTTGATTGACCTTCTTAAATCATCCAATGATAAAAGAAACTTATTCATAAACATTAGACAGGCGGTAGCTGATAATCGATTAAATGATTATTCAGAAATGTATTCTATGTTATATGATAAGGTAGATGATTACGCTGCTGGAAATACAGCAAATGTGATACTTACCATAGCAGATGGATTATCAAAAGATGCTTTAGTAGTAGATAAAGAGATAGTGTTTATGAGCACAATTATTCAAATTTTAAATATTATAAAATGATAAACGAACAATTTCAACAACCACAAATTGATTTAAAAGATACACGAGATGTAGCTTGTGAATGTGGTAATATTATTTTTATGCCAGGATTTAGATTTCGTAAGGCTTCTAAATTATTAACAGGTGGTGATAAAGATACCATTATGCCATTCGAAGCATTCTTATGTACAAATTGTGGTAAACCATTGCAAGAGTTTTTACCCGATGAATTAAAAACTCCAAAAGAAGAAAAATAATGGCAGCTAAAAAGTTATTCGACCATCTTAATGCAATTACGGCGGAGCAAGACCCTAAATATTTCGATAAGTTATCGGAAGAGGATTTGAAATCGTGGAGTAACTTTATGATTAATCGATTCCTGTCTATGAAGCCGGAATGGGTTGAACTCATTGCATCATTATTACCATTAACACAAACTCTTCAGCCAAAGGAGATGTACAAATTGTATATTGGTGTATTACCAAAAGGTAAGCAGTATTTAAAATATACTAAAGGTAAATCTGAAGATAAGTATGAGGAGTTTTTAGTTGAATTGGTTAAGAAAGAGTATTCGGTGCCAGAATCACAGGCATTAGAATACATAGATATCCTCTATTCGACTAGAGAAGGTAGAGAAAATATCAAATACATTTGCGAGATGTATGGCATAGAAAAAAAACAAATTACGAAACTTAAATTAAAGATATAATTCTTTGGTTTATTGAAATAAAATTCGTATATTTGTTATATGGCTAGAGTATCATTTTCACAATATAGTATGTGGAGTAATTGTCCACAACAATATAAACTATCTTATATAGATGGTTTATCCACATCAAAATCCAATATACATTCTGTATTTGGTTCAGCAATGCACGAAACATTGCAAGAGTATTTAAGTAGATGCCTTCGTATCTCCAAATCACAAGCTGATAAGGGAATGGATACGAAGGCTTTTCTTAAAGAAAAGATGAGAGAATTTTTTATCAAAGAATCCGATGAAGGCAAAGAACCAATTTGCTCAAAAGAAGAGCTAGTTGAATTCTTAGAAGATGGATATCTAATTTTAGATTACTTTCAGAAATCAAAAAACTTCAATAACTTCTTTTCTTTACAAGATGATGAATTAGTTGCTATTGAGCAAGTGATTAATACTAAGATAGCCGAACACGTTAATTTTTTGGGATTTATAGATTTCATTGTTAGAAGTAAAGCAACCGGTAGATATCGTATTACCGATTTCAAAACATCTACAAAAGGTTGGAGTAAGTATCAAAAATCAGACCCGGTTAAAAATACTCAAATACTTTTATATAAGAAATTTTACGCAGAGTTATTAAATATTTCGCCTGATATTATTGATGTCGAATTTATGATTTTAAAACGTAAGGTTTCTGAAAATGCAGATTATCATATTCCTCGTATTAGTAGACACGTACCTGCTAGCGGTAAACCATCTATGAATAAAGCATGGAAAGGATTTACTGAATTCGTTGATACGGTATTTAATGAAGATGGTTCATATAGAACCGATATAGAATTTTTCAAAAAGCCATCAAAACTTTGTAGTTGGTGTGAGTTTTTTGAAACACATTGTGATGGAAAATAATTTTTTGTATATATATGTATATACAAATATTATCAACTATGGCAGATTTAAAATTAACAACTGTTAAGGTTATAAAAAGGTTATACGATGAGGACTTTAAGATTATCACAATACATGGTGGTATAAATTTTCAAAAACTCGTTAATAGAACCTTAGACCTTTACACAAAAAACGAAGAATTTAGAAAACAATTAAATGAATACACTATTTTACAAATAAGTGGTTCACAATTTTAAGAAACAAAATAAGTTATGGCAAAAAAGAAGATTCTGTTACTTTCGGATGACCTTAGAATGACGAGTGGTATAGCTAATGTATCCAAACAATTAGTGTTGGGTACAGTAGATAAATACGATTGGGTTCAGTTAGGCGCAGCAATTAAACATCCCGAAGCAGGGAAAGTTTTGGATTTGAATGATAGTGTTAGAGAGCAAACTGGCGTAAAGGATGCATTGGTTAAAATTTATCCATCGGATGGGTATGGTAATCCTGATATTATTCGTCAGTTATTAATGATTGAAAAGCCCGATGCTATTCTACACTTTACTGACCCGAGATATTGGTTATGGCTATATGATATTGAGCATGAAATCCGCCAATCAGTTCCCCTTTTCTTCTATCATATTTGGGATGATTTACCAGACCCAAAATATAATCGAAATTATTACGAAAGTTGTGATTGGATTGGGTGTATTTCAAAACAAACGTATGGTATTACCAAAAGAGTTTGGAGTTGGGATAAGGAAGCATATTGGACACCACCCGCTGATTGGCAAGTAAGCTATGTACCACACGGTATTAATGCAGATTTATATAAACCAGTAGAAGTTCCAAAGGAATTTAAACAATCTATTTTTGGTGATAAAGAATACGAATTTGTTCTATATTGGAATAATAGAAATATTCGTAGAAAACAACCAATGGATGCTATGTTGGCATTTGATAAATTTAGAGAAGCATTGCCTGAAGATAAGAGAGATAAAGTTTGTATGGTAATGCACACTGCTCCGGTCGAAGAGCATGGTACTGATTTACCTACATTTATAGAACATTGTATTCCTGAATCTAATATTATATTTGCACCTAACAAATATACGGAGCAAGAATTAAACTATCTTTACAATATAGCTGATGTAACAATTAATATTGCATCTAATGAAGGATTTGGATTAGCAACTGCTGAATCAGTAATGGCTGGAACACCTATCATTGTAAACGTAACAGGCGGTATGCAAGACCAATGTGGATTTAGAGAAAGAGGTACAGGTAAATTATTAACTGCAGAAGATTATGTTGAGATTGGTTCTTTACACGATAGACATAAAAAAGCAGGCGTAGTATATGGTGATTGGGTTAAACCAATTTGGCCAGTTCGTTCAACAACGGGTTCAGTTCCTACTCCATATATTTTCGATGATAGAGTTGATTTTGAAGATGTTGCTCCTTTGATTATGGATTGGTATAAAATGGGTAGAGAAGAAAGAAAGATAGCTGGACTAAAGGGTAGAAATTTTTTCTTAGGAGAAGGAAAATTAAGTAAGGAAGCAATGTGTGATTCATTAGTTGAAGGTATGGAAGGGGCATTTGAAAATTGGAAACCAAAACAAAAATTTAAGTTAATAGAGTTATAATATGAAACCAACATTAGTATTTCAAGCACCGGTAGCAACAAGAAGTGGATATGGTGACCACGCGAGAGATTTATTACATTCTCTTTATAAATTGGATAAATTTGAAATTAAAGTTATTAGTACTCGTTGGGGACAAACTCCAATGGATGCTCTTAATTATGATAGACCATTTCATAAATGGGTAGTAGATAATATCATACCCGGCATTCAACAAAAGCCGGATATATACATTCAGGTTACTGTACCAAATGAATTTCAACCATTGGGACATTATAACATCGGAATTACTGCAGCAATCGAAACAACGCATTCTCCATTAGATTGGATACATGGTTGTAATAGAATGGACTTAATCATAGTACCATCGGAACATTCTAAAAAGAGTTTAATTGATAGTGTATATAATGAAGCAGATAAACAAACTAACCAACTTATCAGACAATTTAAAATCGAAAAACCAATTGAAATTTTATTTGAAGGATTTGATGAATTTGATTTCGGAACTGATGAGGTGGCGCATGTAACCGAATTAGACCAAATCAAAGAAGATTTTGCATTCTTATTCGTAGGACATTGGTTAAGAGGCGATTTGGGAGAGGACAGAAAGAATGTGGGAATGATGATTAAAACATTCGCAATGGCTTTTAAAAACGAAAAGGTTAAACCCGCATTGGTTCTTAAAACATCATCAGCTGGATTTAGTGTTATTGATAGAGAAACCACAATTAAAAAAATCAAACAGGTATTAGGAAAAGATTATAAATCAGTTCCAATTTATCTTTTACATGGTGATTTAACTCCATCGCAAATGAATGGATTATATGAGCATAAAAAGGTAAAGGCAATGTTAAACTTTACAAAGGGTGAAGGATTTGGTAGACCACTATTGGAATTTAGTTTAACAGGTAAGCCTGTAATTGTATCCAATTGGAGTGGTCATATCGATTTCTTAAAGAAAGGTGCAGTATTATTGGAGGGTGAGTTAAAGCCAGTACACGAATCGGCAGCTGACCAATTCCTTTTAAAAGAAGCACAATGGTTTAATGTAAATGTTTCAAAAGCATTACCAATTATCAAAGATGTTTATAAAAATTATGATAAATATAAATCTGAAGCATCTAAGTTAGGTAAGCATAATTTGGCAACATTTAGTTTAGCAAAAATGACAGAAGGATTTGATGGTATTCTAAATCAATATGGTATTTATACTAAAATACAACCAAAGTTTCAACAACTTCAGTTACCTAAATTAAAAAGTTTAA